TACTGAAAGACAAGAGGCAGAGTTGAGAACTCAAGCTGATGCTCAAAGAGAGAAAGAAATTATCGAAAGAGCAAAGACTGACGAGAAGGGCATCGCTGACTTGGCAAACAAATCTTTTCATGGATTTATTAGAGGAGTAAAGCCTTCTGACCTATCACCAGAGGAAAGAGCGTTATACAACGAAGCAGTAAGACGTGGACAGGTTGTAGGTACTGATTCGGCAGGTGGATATTTGACCCCAGAGTATTTCAGTACAGAGGTTATCAAGACCATGAAGTACTACGGTGGTATGCTTGAAGCTGCTAAAATCTTGAATACTAATGATGGAAATCCTTTCCACATGGCAACAAGAGACTCTACGGCTATGAAAGCGGTTCTTATCGCAGAAGCTACGGCTGCTTCTACTGCTGCCCTTGTATATGGTAGAAAAACGTTGGATGCTTTCAAATACACTACTAACGTGTTTACTGTATCTAATGAATTAATTCAAGACTCAATCGTTAGTGCAGAGCAAGAGATAATCGAGGTTTCAGGTGAAATGTTCGGTAGAGGATTCAATGAAGCGTTTACAATTGCTGATGGCAGCTCTAAGCCTTTGGGCATGATTTCTGGTCTTGCTGATTTGGTAGACTTGAAGCACTCTGTAAATAAAGCATATAGAGCAAACGCAAAATGGATGTTCAATGACTTGACAGAAGCGGCTATCCGTAAACTGGTAGATTCTACTGGTCAGCCAATATGGACAATGGGTAACATCCAAAACGAATCACCTGATACTATCTTGGGTAAGGCATATATCATCAATGATGACATGGCTTCTTTGGGTGCCGCAGCTACTCCAATTGCTTTTGGTGACTTCAAAAAGGCTTACACTATCCGTATGGTAAAAGGTGTTGGATTGAGAAGATTGACAGAACTTTATGCTACATCTGACGAAGTGGGCTTTGTTTCATTTATGAGAGCGGATGGCGACTTGATGGACACTAAGGCTGCCAAATTGTTCAAAAATGCTGTATCATAATGGAAGTGCGTTTTAAGGCTACATACGCTGGCTTAGTAGATGTTTATCAGGCAGGGCAAGTCTATGATGTAGATAAAGCTTTTGCTGAAAGACTTTTGAACGCTGGTGAAGCAGAGTTGGTCGAGAAGAAAAAAGAAACTAATACAGCTACTAAAAAGGTATGAAAGTAGAAGTTATAGAATGGACTGGAATGAGAGTTGGGCAAGTTTTAGATTTGCCCAACGACTTATCCACATTGTTAATAGAACAAGGTAAAGCAAAATCATTACAAGATGTCAAAGTTAGTAAAAGAAGTAGGAACAAGAGCGGAGATAGTGACCTTGACGGAGGCGAAAGCTTGGTTGAGGGTAACGAGAACGCATGAGGATGACTTGATTGATACTTTACTTACCTCTTCGATAGAGTGGGCTAATGGCGTTTGTAAAAGAGTGTTTCAAGCCCAAGATTATGAGTTTTACACTAATTGTTTTAGTAGTATAGAACTACCCAACGCACCGATAGAAGAAATAACATCAATCTCGTATTTAGCCTACGGTGAGACTACATATACGGTGATTGAAGATACTAAATACATATTAAACAATAGTGCTATTGAGTCTAAGGTTGAGTGGATAGATTCTGCTTATGCTTTACCAACATTAGCAAAAAGGCACGATGCAATAAAAATAATTTATAGTGGTGGTTATATAGATGCCACGCTACCGAGCATAGTAAAAACGGCTATCTTATTAAAATTAAATAGTCTTTATGATGTGAGGGCAGAAGAAAACAAAAGGTGGTTAACATCGGCAGAATACCTATTGATGCCATATCGTATTTACAACGTATGAAACAAGGTGGAAGCATAGATACACTTTTGGAGTTTTATTCTCCAAGTGAAACGGCAGATGAAACAGGACAAGTGTTTAAGACCTATACAAAGGTATTTGAAGATTGGGCAGAGCGAATAGACTTAAAGACTATAAAAGACTCTGAAAGGGTAATGAATAGTTCGCATAAAGTTAGCTATGGCGTAACTCAATTTAGAATAAGACATAGAGACGACATAAAGGCTACTATGCGAATAAAAGAAGATGACATTTGGTTTGATATTGTTGGGCAGCCACTTGTAGAGGGAAGAAAGCATTGGGTGCTTGTAAATTGTGAACAAAGAGATGACATTTAGCATAGAGCATGATTTTGACGACTTATTCAGAAAAATGAATGATGCTAAGATATTCAATGAGAACACCTTTGTAAGCATACTAAAAAAAGCAGCTAAACCACTACAAATAGAATTAGAAAGGACAACGCCTGATTCATTAAAGAATTTTGCACAAGGCGATAACCCTAATTACTCTAAGTCCGCAGAAGCGTCAAGAGCGAAATATGGTCAATTGGCTAAATCGATAGGGATATATAAGTCAAGAACGATAAAGGGTATTGGACAACATGGAATCAACATCGGTTATCTAAGGTCTAAGCAAGATAAAGCCTTTGTTGCACACTTTTTAAACTATGGGTGGAGAAACGCTAAGTCGGGAAGGGTAATAGAGCCACCTTATAAGGGGTGGATGCAGAAAGCTGAAAAGCTAACATACACTACCATGAAAGCAATATTCGACAAAGAGACAGAAAAGGTATTCGAAGAAAATATACAGAAGAAATGGGCTAAGGCTCAAAAAAGAAAGGTAAAATGATTGAATACGATATAATAGCGGCAGTAAAGGCAGATTCTATATTGAATACGCTTATTGGTGGCAGAATATATCCCAATCAGATAAAACAAGGGAACACTTACCCTATGGTGGCTTTACTTATGAATGAGAAAGAGCCTATGAGTGGACAACTTGGAATATGTGCAAGAGCCTTTGATGCTTTGTTTGCGGTAAGTTCCACAAGTAGAAAAGAGTGCTTGGATATTGGAGAAAGGCTAATAGCCTTATTTAATAAAAACGCAGGGGTAATGGGTGATAGTAATGTACTTGTTTTTAAATACGTGGGAACAGGTTTAGACGCTTTACAAAACGACACTATGCTCTATTACATAGGATATGAATTTGAAATTTTAACAAATATAAATTAATAAGATAATGGCAATGACTAACAGAATTTTAGGAACAAACGTCTATGTTTTTGACGGTTCTACATTGATAGCTTGTGCTAAAAGCATCTCTATTAACTCTACACGAAAAGAACTTGATGTTACTTGTAGTGGAAGCGGAGACCTAGAGCAAGCATTAGTAGGAAAGCAAAAGGTGACATGGGATATTGATATACTTGACAGGCAGCCAGTTACATCGGCAGAAGATACTGCAAATATTTCTACTTGGGATTTTATGGAGAAGTATGAAGGTAAGACGGAGTTGACTATCTCTTTGAAAGATGATGGCACACTAACGGCAGGAGAGGAAACTTATACTGGTGTAGGGTATATCACAAATATAAAGATTAGTGCAGTGAATGATTCAGCCGAATCATTTACTTGCTCTGGGTTTTTTAACTCATTCTCAAAAACAAGAGTAACACCATCGGCATAATATGATACCACAAAATCAGAATTACATGGAGGTAAACCTTGGGGGGCAACTACGCAAAGTTAAGATGGGTATGGCAACATATCAAAAAGTCGCTACTTGGTTGTTAGAAGAACCCCAAGGTATCTTTAACCCCGTAACAAGACCCTTAAAGGCGGTATTCTTTGGTTTACAACACAAAGACAATGCACTGCCAAAAGACTTTAATGAGGAGGCTTTAACGGATTGGATTGACGACATGGAACAAGTTGAATGGGATGCGTTAGAGGTTTTTGCGGAGGAGTCTATGGGTTTTATGTTGGCGACAATAAATCAGAAAGCAGAACGGATGGAGAGTCTGATGCAGACGATGAAGAAAAAATAGGGTTTAAGGCTATTCTTGAGAAAGCTGCTATCATGGGCTTTAATATTCAGAGTGATGATTTTTGGGAGTTAAGACCTGACAACTTCATAATAATGAGTAGGGCTTATGACATAAGGCAACAACAAGAATGGCTTCCTTTTAGACGCTTAATGTCGGTTATTGTCGCCTCGCAAGGTGGAAAGGTAGCAGAGGAGGAGTTTGTTAATTTGCCATTTTTTGATAAGCCAAAGAAGAAGCATACTCCTATAAAGTTATCCGCAGAAGAAATAAAAGAAATCACAGAAAAGCACATTAAATTGGGCATAATAAAAGGGTAAGGATATGGCAACATTGCAGCTAAAAACCAACGAGCAAAACTTTGTCAACGGATTAAAGAAGGCATCGGGTTCGGTTGGAGAACTTGCTGGTCACTTAAATGTGAAACTTGCCAATAGTTTCAAGAGTGCCGATTTTTATT